TGTCTCTATATTCATGGAATCAAATCCACAGAAGAAAGAGGAAACCAAAAAGGAAAACAAATTTGAATGGGCTGATGAAGGGGTATCTACCCTGGTACGTGTTATTATTCTAGGTTGGTCAGCAGCAATTCTGACTCTTAATTATGTAACTGTTCCTGGTATTCCTCAGAAAAACATCGATCCAACTTTCATAGCCAGCGTCTTTACAGGAACGCTAGCTACTTTTGGGGTTGTTGCTAGTAAGAAGAAAGAAGAAGAAAGTAAAGCACCTAGCGTGGAGAAGAAAGATGCAAAAGTTGATTAATATTATTGCACTCTTATCGGGACTGACTTCACTGTCAGTCATCGGTTTGGGTGTTTATGTCCATTTAAATCAGGAAGCGTGGCAAGAAAGAGCTCGCGAAAGGTTGACTGAGATCATCACTGATGGTGTCACTGATGCTTTGCCTGATTTGTTGGACGGTGCTATGCCCAAACTGCCAAGCACAACTGGTCCCGCTCTACCATCTGGTCCCGCTCTACCATTCTAATGAAATGATATTCCGAAAGTCTAAGGAGGATAAAATGACTGATTCTTCACCAAGTAAATTAAAGATTGCTGCTATTGGAGCTGGAGCTTTATTTGCTATTTCTCATATTGGACTTTTGGGATATGTTTTACGACCGCAAGAAGAAGTAGCACAACCACCTACAATTAATATTCCAAGGGGTCCATATTCTTCTTATAAAATTAAAGCAGGTAAGGATGGATATGAGATTGAATATCGCTCAGATGATCCAAAGGTATTGGAATCGGAAAGATCTTTAAATCTTGATAAAACTAAGAGTGGATTCTGGAGTGGTAATCAAACTGAAGTAAGATCTGAATATCGTCGTGATCAATACACCCGTGAGGGCACTCGCAACCTAGGGGGTGCAATAGGTGAAGTGGGAAAGACAGGAGGTGTAAGCGCAGAGTGCATCGCGGCGGACGCTGGAGCACGGTCTCAAGGTGCAATGGCAGGCACTAGCATCGCTGCTGGTCTCGTCGTCCCAGCGGTCGCTAACATCCCTTACATTGGATGGTTGGCAGGCGGTTGGGCATTGCTCTTAGGTCAGAGAGCAGGATCTACTCTTGGATCAACAGTTGGACAAGTATTTAATGATTGCTAATGCCTGATATTCCTGAAATTACTGGCGTCAATATTGACATTAGAGATATTAAGATTGATGCCATTACTACATATCGTTATACACCACCAGCAATTCCTACTGCACCACCAGTTACATTAGATATTGGTGTACCTGTTGTTGATATACCAGGATGTGTCGAAGCACATGAAAGTAATAGTAAGTCAAAGGAAATTGGCAATGATGATGAGCAAGGTCTGGTAACATACTGTGATGCTGGTGTGCCTTCTTTTAGTCCGATTGATTATAACAAAAATAAATTAAAGATTACTAGACCTCCAACGGTAGCACCAAAGTTAGATTCACCAGACGCTCCAGAAGCAGAAGTGCCTGAAGCAGAAGTTCCTAAAACACCAGATGCTTCATCAGCAAATGTAGAATGTCCTACTAAAGTGCAGCAAGCACAAGAACCTGTCGGCACGTTAGTAGAAGGATTCCGAAAAAGAGTTACTGGTTACGAGTTGATTGATAATACATGTGTGCAGATAACAGAAGATGTAGGACTTCCTACACAAATCATTGCTGGTTTACCTAGTGGGGGTCAAGTTGTGCAAGTTGGTGGTATTGCTGTTGTCGCTACAACTTCTGCTCTATTAGCAAAACCGCTGGCAGACATACTTTTGAAAGCAGTCAAACCAACGGTCAAGAAAGTTATTAAAAAGATTGCTGCTATCAGGGGGAAGAAACCTCCTGTGAAGTCGTCAGGGGAGCGCCGAGCAGAGCAGCGTCAGATGAATCATGCAGTGAAGGCATTACGTTCTGTGTTTCCGAGACGGAAGAAGAAGGGTCGCGGGTAGGAATGCTAGGAGGAATAGCATGGACATGTGGATGGTCATGTCCTGGTGGATTATTAACTACCACATCTGCACACACAGAATAGTAAGGACTTTTGGGATGGAATTGAATTCCACGAAGTTTCAAGTCTCCACAATTCTTGAGACGAGCGATCTCAAAATCCAATCTCTTATTGGCAGTTTGCTGCTTCATAAACTCAATGTTTGCAGTCGCTGCTTCTTTACATAACGCTTGTAATTTTTTATCGGTTGGTGTGCTCCATGTCATAGAGAAACCAATACCTAAACTGTAATTATCTTTTTGTCCAGTCCTAGTTTTTTTATGAAATAAAATATCTCCAGGATTGTCAATAATTCCGTCTGCCATATCATTACCATCTGCATCTAGTAATCCACGATTATCACTAACATCATATACAGGGTCCATATAAAATGGCTCGTATGGTTTAGATGCAGAAGCAGATCCTGTTATATAGGGAGTAAAGTTACGAGTTGGTCCTTGACACTGAATACCACCACCATATGTGTTGGTGATGTATGGACCTTGCAATACCTGAATAGCTTGGTTCGTCACTGAGCCAGAGCTATTCGCGACGGGGGATGCTGTTGCTGAAACCCCGCCAATTGTTTCTGCATTTGCTACAGTTGGGGTTGCCCCAATAATTATTGCGAGAAGATACTTGTAGTATCTGTTATTGAGGTAACCTCTGTGGTTCTTTGAATAATTGTTTGCTGACTTAATCCTGGACCTTGATACGTCTCTGTGAATTGAAACGCTGCTCCTGGTGTTGTCTGTGTGAATGTTGGTTTGCTTGTTGCACCTGTCCATGTCGATGTCACTCCATCAATAGTTACATTAGTTGCACCTGTACCAGGTGATAAATTACCACTTACACTAATTCCACTTCCTGTTGCTGAATACTGATAACCAGTGTTATAGTCCATCGAATTGATGGTTTCAGTTATAGTTTGTGTTGTTTCTGTGTGGCTAGTCATTGAGCCCTGTGTAAAATTAGGCACCACGGGCACGGCTTGTGCCGCCCCGTTAAATGCACCTAAGATTAAACCAAGACCGATAACTTCTTTAAGTCGGTCCATGTTAAACCTCAGTCAATTACAGTAATCTCACTAACAAATTGTCCTGTCGCCGTAGTGCCAGCTCCACCAGCCGTCACAGTAATAGCACCAGTGGTGGCAACAGTACCTGCTAAATCTCCAGCAACTCCAGCTGTATAAGAAGTCATTGAGGAGAAGTTAGGAACTGTGCCTACAGTTGCAGCACTTTGAGGCACAGCATCAGCCTGTGTATAAGACTGACTGAAGGAGAATGAGTTGCCAGGAGTATCTTGGGTTGCAGAAATAGTACCAGGACTGTATACACCAGAGGTGATAGTGCCAGCAGAAATAGTATTTGCTGTCGTACCGTCCGTAGTATCCACTCCGACACCTGAGATACTGAAGCTCGAACCAATTCGAGATGCTTGAGTTCTGGCAGCATCAACGGTAAGTTGCACACTAGATGCGTGCTTTGATACAAGACCGCCAGCGTTTGCGGCAGTTGCTGTCATCAAAATCATTGCAAATGGTAAAAATCTCTTCATTTTTCCATCGATAATGGGTCTTACTTATATGTAGGTCTGGGAAACCTTACACTTAGGTTCGGAATGCTACACCACTATTTCTAAATGTGACTGATAAATAATTTTGGTTGCCTTCGGGGACCACACAACAAAACTCGCTTATAAAAGGAGCATAATAAATGACTGGACTTAAGAAGTTCACCACGAAAGATCTTGGTGCCATCGTAGACGCTGCAGAAAGATACGGCGTTGGACTAGATGACGTTTTTCACAGACTACACTCATATGGAATGGGTGGTGTTAATGAATCATATCCCCCATATAACTTGGTGCAGGAATCAAATGTCAAATGGAGGATTGAAGTAGCACTTGCTGGTTGGTCGAAGGATGAGTTTGAAGTCTCTACAGAGAGTAACGTCCTCCTAATCAGGTCTAAGGCAGCGAAGACTAAAGGAGAAGAGGAATACATGCACAGAGGTATTTCCACTCGTACCTTCGCTAGAGGTTTCAACTTGTCGGATGATGTCGAAATCGGCACAGTCACTTTCAACAATGGATTGCTTGTGGTAGAATTGAGGAGAATCATTCCTGACCACCAGAAACTGAAGGTTTATGAAATCCAAGATTCTGCATTACCTAAAGGTGATGCTGATGCATCCAGCGACACACTTTAATATCCTGTCTGTGGGAATGTTGATCATGATCGGACTGCTGCATAACCATGCTCATTTTCATATGACAAATGATGCAGATGCTTATGTCAGGCAATGGTGCAAGTCTTCAGATGAAAACATGGCAACATGTAAAAGTTATGGAGATGATTGGTGATATATAGTATACAACTAAAGAGACCCTGAGGGGTCTCTTTTTGTTTGAGGTACTCCATGAATGTTTATGTAAATCTAAAACCGAATAATTACGATGGTGAGACGGATCTCTTGACAGTGGAGGTCCCCGCATCATATAGTGAAGAACTACTGCGGTATGTTAGACCAATCGCAGAGCAAAAAAATGTGTCTGAAGATAAAATCCTAAAAGACATTATTAAACAAGCAGTAAACGAAATTGAAAGGAGGAATTATGAGCGTAAGAGTCGTAAGAACAAGAAACGGTGAGGATGTCATCTGTGACATTAGGGAAATCACATCTCCAGAAGATGATTCTGGAAAAATTTTAGGATATCAATTGATCAAACCATATGTTGTTTGGATTTCTGAAGGAATGACAGCAGAGGATGATGATGGAAATATTCATAAAATGTCCAATCCTCAAATCACCATGGAAATGTATGCGCCTTTAGCAAAAGAGCAAACTATTATCCTTAGGTATGATGAAATTATCAGTGCTTATGAAACACACGAACAAGTCGTAGAAAAATACACACAACTAGTGGAGGCAAGTAATGGTCAAGATACTACTACTGAAGAACGGGAATCTGAATGATTACCTGGTTGGTAAAGTAACTGAATTAGATGAAGAACCTTCAATCCTGGTTGAAGGATGCTACAGGATCGTTGAGGGACAGTTGGAGAAGTATCCCCAATACTCAAATCAACGTGATCTTTTCTTGACATCTGACTCCGTTTTTACTATAGTGGATCCGAGCACCGAGATCCTTGGGGAGTATCAAAAAGTACATGAGTAGTTTCTATACCAATATTCAACTGGCAGGAAACACTATCCTTTATCGTGGGTATGAGAATGGACAGCAGATCCAATCTCGTACCCATTTTTCGCCTACATTGTTTGTCTCTTCAAACAAGGAAGAAAAATATAAAACCCTGGATGGTGAGAATGTAAAACCAGTAAAGTTTGAATCTCCTAGAGAGGCACGAGATTTTATTGGGAAGTATGAAGGTGTAGAAGGATTCAAAGTCCATGGTTACGAGAGATTTGTCTATCAGTTTATCGCTGAGGAGTTTCCTGGCGAGATTGATTATGACATGAATAAGATGAAGATCTTTGCAATGGACATTGAGGTCCAGTGTGAGAATGGATTCCCTAATGTAGAAGAGGCAGCAGAAGAAATGCTGTCGATTACTATCAAGGACATGGTAACTAAGCAGTATTACTGTTGGGCAACCCGTGAGTTTGAAGCGGAGAAAGGTATCAAAACTCACTTCTTTTGGACCGAGCAAGAAATGCTCAATCATTTTATTAAATGGTGGGCAGACAATACTCCTGATGTATTAACTGGTTGGAATGTCAACCTGTATGACGTGCCGTATATCTGCCGCCGTGTCAACCGTGTGTTGGGCGAGAAGTGGATGAAGTCTCTGTCACCTTGGAATCGCGCCAATGAGCGTGAGATCAACATCATGGGACGCACTCACATTGCCTATGATCTTTCTGGTATCAATATCCTAGACTACATGGATTTGTATAAGAAATTTACTTATACAAATCAAGAATCTTATCGTCTAGATCATATCGCTCATGTTGAGTTGGGGCAACGAAAATTAGACCACAGTGAATACGAAAACTTTAAGGACTTCTATACTTCTGATTGGCAGAAGTTTATGGAATACAACATCCAAGACGTTGAGTTGATCGACAGACTGGAAGATAAGATGAAACTTATTGAATTGGCAATCACAATGGCCTACGATGCCAAGGTGAATCTTGAAGATGTGTATAGTCAAGTCCGTATGTGGGATACGATGATTTATAACTATTTAAAGGATCGTAATGTAGTTGTCCCCCCTCGTAAAGGAGCCAAGAAGGATGAGAAATACGCGGGAGCGTATGTCAAAGAGCCGACGCCAGGACTCTATGATTGGGTTGTTAGTTTTGATCTTAACAGCCTTTACCCTCATCTTATTATGCAATACAATATCTCGCCAGAGACGCTTATCGACCAGAGACATCCCAGCGCAACGGTTGATAGAATCCTTGAGGAAACATTAGATATTGACGGAGAGTATTGCGTTTGTGCTAATGGATCTCAGTATCGAAAGGACATCCACGGTTTCCTTCCTGAAATGATGCAGAAAATCTACGATGAAAGAACCATTTACAAAAAGAGGATGCTTGCCGCTAAGCAAAATCTTGAGCATGCCACCACACCTGCAGAGACCGCATCATTACAAAAGGATGTGTCCAAATTCAACAACATCCAAATGGCAAGAAAAATCCAACTCAACTCTGCCTATGGTGCCATCGGAAACCAATACTTCCGATATTACAATTTGGCAAATGCTGAGGCGATTACTTTATCGGGGCAGGTAAGCATTAGATGGATTGAAAGTAAAATTAATCGATACCTAAATAAACTGCTCTCTACGGAGGAGATTGATTATGTCGTTGCATCTGACACCGATTCAATCTATCTTAACCTTGGACCTCTTATTACTAAATTTTTTAGTAATAAGTCTAGCAATAAAGCAGCAATTGTCGGCATACTTGATAAGATCTGTCAAGAGAAGTTGGAACCATTCATCGAGTCCTCTTATCAGGAACTTGCGAATTACGTTTCGGCATATGAACAGAAAATGAAAATGAAGCGTGAGAATATCGCTGACAAAGGTATCTGGACTGCTAAGAAACGATACATTCTCAACGTGTGGGATAGTGAAGGCGTCCGATATGAGAAACCTAAACTGAAAATGATGGGCATTGAAGCAGTGAAGTCTTCTACACCAGCACCATGCAGGCAGAAGATTAAGGATGCCCTCAATGTAATCATGAATAAAGATGAGGAAGAAGCACAAAAGTTTATTGCTGACTTCCGAGAAGAATTTACTTCATTGCCCATTGAAGATATTTCTTTTCCCCGTGGTTGTAATAATCTAAATAAGTGGTCCAACCCCGCAACTGTATATACTAAAGGCACACCTATTCATGTGCGTGGTGCCCTCCTGTATAATTTTTATATCAAGAAAAATAAACTTTCTCACAAGTACCCACTTATACAAGATGGCGAAAAAATTAAATTTGTTTATCTAAAAACACCCAATCGAATTAATGAAAATGTTATTTCATTTTTCCAAACATTTCCTAATGAATTGGGGATTGACAAACAGGTGGACTATGACTTACAATTCCAAAAGAGTTTCCTTGATCCTCTTAAGGTAATTATGGATACTATTGGTTGGAAACCAGAAAAAACCGCTAGCCTAGAATTTCTATTCGGATGAGTAACACACAATATAGAGTAGAGTATCAAAACGCATTTGGATTTTCTCCTAGAGAAGAAAAGATTTTCTCTAGTAGAGCAGATGCTGAATGGTTTCAACGAGCCATGAAGCGAGCTAATTTTATTACACGACTTGAAAAGGTAACTACTAAATGAATTTTTTAAAAGATGTAGCCAAGGAGATTGGTAATGAATACGCAGGACTTGTTAGCGATGGTGTTTCTGCAGGAGACACCAGTGGTTTCATTGATACTGGCAGTTATATCTTTAACGCTTTGGTATCTGGCTCAATCTACGGTGGCGTCCCTGGAAACAAGATCACCGCTATTGCAGGAGAGTCGTCTACTGGCAAAACTTTCTTTTGTCTTGGCATTGTCCAGCATTTTCTCGACAGTAATCCTGACGCTGGCGTAATTTATTTTGAGTCTGAGTCTGCTATCTCTAAGCAGATGATTGAGGATCGTGGTATTGATTCAAATCGTATGATGATTGTGCCTGTTGCAACCATCGAGCAATTTCGCACACAGTCTTGTCGTATCCTGGACAAGTATATGGAGCAGGATGTATCAGATCGCAAACCCCTGATGTTTGTGTTAGACTCTCTAGGTATGCTTTCTACGGAGAAAGAGATTGCCGACGTTGCTGCAGACAAACAGGTCCGTGACATGACTAAGAGTCAGTTGATTAAAGGTGCCTTCAGGGTGCTTACACTTAAACTAGGGAAGGCAAATGTGCCTATGCTGGTTACCAATCACACCTATGATGTCATTGGATCTTATGTGCCAACCAAAGAAATGGGTGGTGGATCTGGTCTGAAGTATGCATCATCTACAATCATCTATCTCTCGAAGAAAAAAGAGAAGGATGGCACTGAAGTTGTAGGTAATATCATTAAATGTAAAGCACAGAAATCACGTCTTACTAAGGAGAATTCTCAAGTTGAAACCCGTCTTTACTACGACCGTGGACTTGACAGATATTATGGACTATTGGAATTGGGTGAGAAGCACGGAGTCTTCACCAAGCGGGGGAATAGGATCGTTGTTGGTGAATCTACTGTTTACCCTAAGTCTATTCTCTCTGATCCAGAGAAGTATTTCACCCCCGAAGTGATGCAAGCACTCGATGAAGCAGCAGCAGTGGAGTATAGATATGGCGGATAATCTCAAAGACTATATCAAAGTTTATGATGGAGTAGTTGATGGGTCATTTTGTCGTCAATTGATCAGGACATTCGATCTTGATGTTGATAATCAAGAGAGAATTGATCGAAACCAGAGACCTACGTTTACAGAATTGAATATTACTAAACAGTATCTTGATGGCAATCCAAAATGGACGCAGTTTCAAACACAGATACAAGAGTTATTCATTAACTATGTTACTTCTTATATGCAGGAGTTAGATCTGAGCTCAGATTTTCCTCCCAAGTATGCATTTGAGCAATATAGAATTAAGAAATACGTCAGGGGTGATGAGTTTAAAGATCATGTTGATGTTGGTGATTACAATTCTGCTAGAAGATTTCTAGTTTGTTTCCTATATCTAAATTCAATTAGATCTGGTGGAGAAACAAATTTCCCAAAATTAAATTATTCAGTAAATCCTCAAGAGGGTAGATTGCTGATCTTCCCTTCGCTGTGGTTGTATCGACATGCAGGAAAACCTGTAAAGGAAAAGAAAAAGTACATTCTTGGAAGTTATTTGCATTACCTATGACAATCGAAAATACTATTCTGAATAATCTTGTCCATGATGAGAATTATTGTAGGAAGGTAATTCCTTTTATCAAGGAAGAGTATTTTACTAGTAACGGATGCAAGATTGTATTCAGTGAAATTTCAGAATATGTGATGCAGTATGATGCTCTTCCAACTCAAACTGTGTTGTCTATTCAGGTTGATAAAAGGGATGATTTGAATGAATCTTCCTTCAAAGAAGTGCAGTCTGTTATCAACAGTATTGCAAATGAGGAGAGTGACTTTCAGTGGATGGTAGACACCACAGAAAAATGGTGTCAGGAAAGAGCAATCTATTTGTCTCTGATGGAATCTATTAAGATTGCTGATGGGAAAGATAGTAAGAAAGACAAGGGTGCTATTCCACATATCCTATCGGAAGCATTGGCAATCTCTTTTGATAGTCATGTTGGACACGACTACATAGATGATGCACTGTCACGCTATGACTATTATCACAAGACAGAAGAAAAGATTCCTTTCGATCTTGACTTCTTCAATAAAATTACGAAAGGGGGTCTTCCTTCTAAAACGCTTAACATCGCTCTCGCTGGCACTGGTGTTGGTAAGTCTCTCTTTATGTGTCATATGGCTGCATCATGTTTACTCCAAGGTAAGAATGTACTTTACATCACGATGGAGATGGCGGAAGAAAGGATTGCAGAAAGAATCGATGCCAACCTCCTCAATGTAAATATCAAAGATCTTTCAACATTGCCTAAGGTAATGTTTGAGAATAAGGTGACAAATCTTTCAAAGAAAACTCAAGGCAAGCTAATTATTAAAGAGTATCCTACAGCGAGCGCACACGTTGGACATTTTAAATCTCTTATTAATGATCTTGCTCTTAAGCGGTCTATTAGACCCGATATTATCTTTGTGGATTACCTCAATATCTGTGCTTCCCAAAGA